ATACCTGTTGTGGAATAATGCGACCCAAATCAGCGCAACCAGCATCAACATCAGTCATTTGACGGACGATGGTTCGGACGTTGATATCTTTTTGGCTTTGTTGAGTAGAACCGAATCGTTCACTGTCCAAGATCGCAATGTCAGTTCAAATTATCAAACTTGGACGATTTCCGGCACTCCGACCAACACAAACCCCGGAACATCGACAAGTTATTGGAGTTATCCGGTTACGCTTGTTGCATCTGGCGGCACGGGAACAACCAATTTTTCCAACAATCAGCAACTGTTCTTGGCCCTCGTAAATGGTGTGACGGGTGCGACAGGTCCAACAGGGCCTACTGGTCCAACCGGCGCGGCGTCTACTGTTGCAGGCCCAACTGGACCTACAGGGCCGACAGGCTCACAGGGGATCACGGGTCCAACTGGACCTACTGGACCGACCGGCGCGCAAGGCATTACCGGTCCTACGGGGCCGACAGGTCCAACTGGCCCTCAAGGCATTACTGGTCCGACTGGCCCAACGGGTCCAACTGGATCGCAAGGCATTACCGGACCCACAGGGCCTACTGGCCCAACCGGGGCAGCATCTAACGTAGCTGGCCCTACTGGCCCAACAGGGCCTACTGGATCGCAAGGCATCACTGGCCCAACAGGTCCAACAGGGCCTACAGGTGCGGCATCTTCGGTGGCTGGCCCTACAGGCCCAACAGGTCCAACGGGTGCCGCTTCATCAGTCGCGGGTCCAACAGGCCCAACAGGGCCGACTGGCGCTCCGGGCGTGATTTCAGCATATCCCGGCGCTGGTGTAGTTGTTTCAACTGGTTCGGCTTGGGGAACGTCACTGACGGCACCCTCTGGCGCGTTGGTCGGCACAACTGACACGCAGACGTTGACGAACAAGCGCGTGACGCCGCGCACAACGGCGGTCACTACCACAACTTCTCCGTTCGCGCTCAACACCGATTCAGTTGATGAGTATGCCTTCACTGCTTTGGCTAACGCATTAACAATCAGCGCAGATGCGGGAAGTCCCACAGACGGACAAAAGTTCGTCCTTCGTATCTTGAACAATGGTACGGGATACGTCATTACCTTTACTGGTGGCGTATCTAACGGATATCGGCCTGTTGGTGTTACTCTTACCGCAAGTTCAAGCAACTGGACCTACACGTTGACGGCCAGCAAAACTACATACTTTGGCATGATCTACAATTCCAACGCATCACGTTGGGATATCGTTGCACTTTCACAGGAAGCCTAAAGGGGGACAATATGGCTATCGTATATCTTGAGGATGGACGTCTTGCGGATGAGTTCCAAATGGGGGATGAACCTTATCTTTTCAAAGATGCGATAGTTATGCACCCGGATGATTATGCTATGCTCATGCCGGAAGACATCGCGGCGATGAAACAAGAGCGGTATGATAAATGGTACGCTTTTATTACTTCGCTTCCAGATTATGTGCAGGTGGAAGGTTCTTTGGCTGAAGATGCCCCCATTAATCTGGTGGTGTAATTATGGCAGCGCGTTTTTGGGTCACAACGGGAACTACAGGCGGCACTGGTAATTGGAGTAATACTCAAAATTGGTCTGCTACATCTGGCGGCGCGGCGGGTGCATCTGTACCCGGTTCTGCTGATACGGCAACCTTTAACGCATCTTCTGGGGCAGGTACAGCAACCATTGATAGCAATGTTACAATCCAGACATTAACTATGACTGGATTTACTGGCACATTGGCATTTGGGACAAACACGCTTTCATTAAACAGTACAGGAACGGTTTACACGGGAGCAACTACTTTTTCCGTAACTGGAACGCCTATTATCAATGTCACCAGCGCAGGCTCAACAGCCATAACGGTTGCATCTACGGCTGCAACCGAAGCTAACAGCATATCATTTAATTTTACGGGCGGAACGTATACGCTAACATACAGCGGAACTGCAAAAAACGTAGATTTTACAGGTTTTGGTGGGGCATTTTTGCTTGGTGCAGCCAGCACTATTTATGGTAACTGGAATGTGCCTTCTGGTTCATCTATGACATTTTCTGCGTCTGCGGTAACTTTAACATTTGGGGCTACTTCTGGAACAAAAACGATATACACAAATGCAAAGCCAATGGATTTTCCCGTTGATTTTAACGGTGTTGGGGGAACTTTTCAATTAACATCTAATATAGTTATTGGTTCATCCAGTACTGTATCAACTCGTCAAGCTCGTCTTTTTGGTGGCACATTAGACCTTAATAATTTTTCTTTAATATCTGGAATATGGAGCGGCGGCGCATCTAACGTAAGAGTTTTGGCTTTTGGTTCATCTGGCAACATAACAGTTATCGGATCTGGTTCTAATGTTCTAAACGCATCTGCTACAGCGGCGAACAATTTTTCTTTCACTGGCACATCACTTATAAAGATATCAAATAACAGCGCAACAGCGGCGACCATTGCAACTGGAAATCCGACTGAAGTTGTATCTATGAATTATGCCGTAACTACAGGAACCTACGCAATAACAATGTTTGCCGGAACTTCTGGAGTTCGAAATTTAGATTTTACTGGTTTTTCGGGCACATTTGCAACCGCATGGAGTACCGTAAACATTTTTGGCAATTTAACTATGGCATCTACTGCTGGTGCTACTTTAGGAAGCATTAGTGCGATTACGTTTGGTGCTACTTCTGGAGTTCAGGTTTTAACAACGAATACTAAAGTTATCGATCAGCCCATAACCTTTAACGGTGCTAACGGAACGTTTCAGCTTGCTGACGCGCTAACAATGGGCGGTACTCGTCTGTTGACGCTTACCAATGGAACATTGGACCTGAACGGAAAAACACTAACCGCTTTGACTATTACTATCGCCGCGGGAACAAAAAATATCACGTTCAACGGGGGGACACTGCTTCTTACAAACTCTGGGTCAAACGTATTTAACAACGCTAACCCTACTGGGTTTAATACTACCCAAGGCTCCAGCCTTGGGTCCATATCCATGAACAATGCCGCCGCTAAACAATTCACTGGTGGCGGGTCAACGTATAATTGCGCTCTGACTAATAGCGGTGCGGGCGCAATCAACACTCTTGGTAACAATACTTTTACCACCATCCAAAATACCGTTTCGCCTTCTGCTTTTAATTTTGGCGTTGCCTCCACTACAACCGTGACTAATTTTCTTGTTAACGGAACCGCAGGCAATCTTGTTACGCTCAATGCTTCCAACTCTAACGTATCAACACTTGTTAAAGCGGGTGGTGGCGTAGTTAGCTGCGACTATCTTTCAATAATTTTTTCAACGGCTACGCCGGGAACCACTTGGTATGCCGGAACTCATTCTACCAACGTATCGAACAATAGTGGTTGGATATTTACAGCCCCACCTGTAACTGCCAACGGCAACTTTCTTCTTTTGTTCTAATGCTTGAGTTGATGAAAAGAGCAAATTGTGCAAAAAGGTAAAGGTACTGTTCTGATGGAGAGCCGGTATGCCGTTGCTTAAGGGAAAGAGCAAGTCCGCAATCAGCGCCAACATCAGCGAGTTGGTTCACACTGGCCGTCCGCAGAAACAGGCTGTAGCGATTGCGCTAAGTGAAGCCAGGAAGCGCCGGGCAGCTGGTGGCCCAACCAAACAAGCCATGGCCCCTCTTCCACCCAAAGGAACGGACGTAAAGCCGCATGTTGGGGCGATCCATAGCGCTGTTGCGGGCCGAACAGATCATTTGCCTATGCATGTCCCATCGGGGTCTTATGTAATTCCGGCAGACATAATTTCCGCCATGGGGGAGGGAAATACCATGGCTGGGTTCAAGATTATGAACGATATTACGAAGATGTACGGCGGTTTGCCCAAAGCCTTTGCATCAGGCGGGATGACTGGCGAAAAGGTTCCGATTGTGGCTGCTGGCGGCGAATATGTCATTCCGCCAGAAGTAGTGATTAATATTGGTAATGGTGATATGGAGTCTGGGCATACCGAACTTGATGACTTCGTAAAGAAGATGCGGGAGAAAACGGTAAAGACGCTTAAATCTCTTCCTGGCCCAAAGAAAAATTAGGGGGTTCTATGGCCGAAGATCTTGGGGTGCGGATTGGGGAGCCGGAGGATGTCCATCCAATGATGGATATGGCTCTGAAAGCTTGTGATGAAAATGGCTTTGTAGACCCTAATCCGCAGAAACTTTTAGCTGAAATTTGGCCAGCACTTAATCTTGACAATGGCCTTATAGGTATTATTCAAGGCGAGAATGGCAAACTTGAAGCGGCTATCCTTCTCAGAATAACAACTATGTGGTATTCTGATGCTCAGGTCTTAGAAGAACGTGCTATCTTTGTTGACCCGGAATGTCGCAGCGCTAAAGGGGGTCGGGCGAGGCGACTTTGTGAGTTTTCCAAGCGGGCCGCTGCGGAGCTTGGCCTTCCCCTGCTCATCGGTGTCCTTTCTAATCATAGAACGGAAGCAAAAGTCCGTTTGTATGAGCGTCAATTTGGTAAACCATCGGGTGCGTTTTTCTTGTATAACGCCCAGACAGGTTTGAGCCAGGAAGCAGCGGAGTAGGCTAGATGAGCAATGTCTTTGTTTTTAGACAGCCTCCTCCGGGGTTTCATACCGATTATTTCGGTGGCGGCGGCAAAGGCGGAACTACTACGCAATCTGTAACCATTCCGCCCGAAGTTTTGGCGCGGTACAATGCTGTCAACGCCCGTGCGGAAGAAACTGCCAAACAGCCATTTCAGCAATATGGCGGCGAATTTGTCGCTGGCTTGAACCCTACCCAGCAAGCGGGCATTGCAGCTACTAGCGCGGCTTCTCAGTCGGCTCAACCGTATTTCGGAGCCGCAACGGGCTTGACGCTTTCTGGCGCACAGGATGTTGGCCCGCTGACGCAACAGCAGATTGGCTACTATCAGAATCCCGCTATGCTTGCCACGCTGGCCCCCACACAGGCCGCACTGCAACAGCAACAGGGACAGCAGCTTTCGCAACAGCAGACCGAAGCTATCAAGGGCGGCGCATTTGGTGGCGACCGTGCCGGTCTCCAGCGTCAGGCTCTCCGTGGGCAGCAACAGCTTGGTATGGGTCAGGCATTGGCCCCAATCTATCAGCAAGCCTACCAGACGGGCTTGCAGACTGCGATAGGGCAGCAGGGCGTTGTTGCATCAGATTTGGCGCGCCGCATGCAGGCCGGTCAACAGATTGCGGGGTTGGGAACCGCTGCACAAGGCGCTGCTCTTCAAGGAGCGCAGGCGCAGATGGCTGCGGGTCAGGTTGGTCAGCAGACACAACAGGCTCAGGATACGGCTCAGTATCAGCAATTCCTGCAAGAGCGCGGGTATCCCTTTCAAGTGGCTCAGTTCCTTGCCAACATTGCAATGGGTACTGGTGCGCTTTCTGGCTCGACCACCACGACAACGCAGCCGGGTGGCTTCTTTTCGGATAAGCGACTCAAGGAAGACGTTAAGGAAATCGGTAAAACCAATGATGGCCAGCCGATCTATAGCTATAAATATAAGGGCGATGACCGCACCCAGATTGGTTTGATGGCGCAGGATGTTGAAAAGAAACATCCTGAAGCGGTCGGTTTGATGGGTGGGTATAAGACGGTTGACTACAAGAAAGCAACCCAAGACGCAGAACGCACCCATAAGGATATGGGTGGCGGTTTGATGCCGGATAACTTTGATGCCAGTTCCATGGGCGGGGCTGTCATGCCTAACATGGGTGGCGAAGGGTTTATGCGAGGCGGTTATGTTGGCGGCGGTTTGGTTGGGAACGACGATTGGTCCCAAATCATTGCTGCAAACAAGGCTGCACTGGGTGTTTATGGCGGCGCTCAACCCATGGGTGGAATGCCCGGCGCGACCGGTATTGTCCCACAAGCATCCATCCCAACGCCAAAGCTTGTGACTGCCAGCGCCGCGCCGCAACAGCGTCCGTCAGGAATGTCTACCGCCATGCAGACTGGCAAGGACATTGCAAATATTTATAAGAGTGGCAAAGAAACAGTATCCGATCTTGGCAAGGCTAAAGATTGGCTAAAAGACAATGTCTTTGCTGCCCATGGCGGTCTAATTGTTCCCCGTCATGCTTATGCTGATGGTGGTATGAGCGAAGGGGACGAGGCAATTCCTTATGACCCCAGCGATGTCATGGGCGCTAAAGATCCCATGGAAGGCGTCCTTAAGGCTGGAGAACATAAGATTGAGCCTCTGAAGCCTGCATCTGCCCCCGGTGGCGGCGGGGGTGGCTCAGGCTTGGGCGATGTTGCTTCAATTATGGGCAGTGCGGCCAAAATTATCCCATTTTTCTTCAAAGATGGCGGTTTGGTTCCTCGCCAGGGTTACGCACTTCAAGGTGCAGTAGACGATATTCCGGCACAGGCTACCGAGACGCCTGTTGATCAAGTTCCAGGGGATGATCGTTTAGACCGCACTCTTGGCGCGCTTAGGCGGATTGAAAGTGGCGGTAAATATGACATCACTGGGCCAGCTTCGCGCACTGGCGACAAGCCTTATGGCGCTTATCAAATCATGGGCGCAAACATCCCATCTTGGACAGAGGCCGCTCTTGGTCGTCGTATGACACCAGATGAGTTTTTGCAGGATCAAAAGGCTCAAGATGCGACAGCCAAGCATCGTGCTGGTCTTTATTTAAAACAATATGATGATCCGCGCCAAGTAGCTTCCATGTGGCTTTCAGGCAAACCAATGGAAAAGGCGGGTAATGTTTCGGATGTCTTGGGCACCACTGTTCCAAAATATGTTTCGATGTTTGATCGTTATTATGGCGGGCAAAATCTTGCCCCTGATGGGAAACAGGCCCCTGGCTTGAGGCCCTCCATGGACATAGGCCGCTCTACTTCTCCGGCTGAAGATAAGTCAAGTCTTGGCGACACACTTACGTCTGAAAAGTTCCTTGTTCCTGCTCTTGGTTTCTTGGGATCGATGCTGGCGTCCAACAGGCCCAATCTTGGTCAGGCGCTTGGTGAAGGCATTATGGGCGGTGTGGGTGCCTATCAGCAACAGCGCAAGATGCTGCCTGAAGTGGCTAAGGCTGAAGCTGAAGCTACTCAACAAAATGTCGCTGCAATTGGTTCTCTTTCCACTGGGTTGAAAAAATACAATGCAATGAACGGCACGAATTTGACGCTTCAGCAATTTGCTAAATTGAGCCCAGCTGAAATTGCCAAATATGCTGGAGATGTTGCCGCATCTGCGGTTTCCGGTAAAAGTGTATCTGGGGATGGCGGGTATACCTATGACCCTGAAGAAGCGAACAAACTTATTATCAAACGTCCCGGACAACCTGATATTCCTGCATTTTTAGATCCAAGCTATCTAAGTGGATTTAAGGCAAATTATGCCAAGTGGGGCGATGATCCTTACGCTAAATCTTTAATTGATTGGGCTGACAAGCAGCTTCAGGAGAGCAAAACAACGACAATTTCTGCGACAGGTGAGCGTATCCCTGCTCCCGGCGTTCTTCCTTCAGAGCAGCAAGCTGCCCTCGCTAAGGTTAAGGTTGAAAACGCTAATGAATTTAACAAAGAGGGTCAGCAGTTTAGGAATGCGTCTCAAAGGATTGAAAGCGCATTGGATGAGCTTCAGAACGTGTACTCACAATTTAGGTCAGGTGCTGACGCTGCGGCCCGCGCTAACTTTGATCGCGTGATGAATATTATCGATCCCAACTATAAACACCCTGAACTTCATTCGGGTGATGCTGCGAACTATGACACTGCCATCAAGGATGCGATGATGTATGGCCTCGCGCAACTTGGTGGCTTGTCTCAACGCGCACCGGCAGCAGAGTTGGATGCCATTAAAAGGACGATTCCAACGGCTGAACTTAGCCCTGAGACAATTCAAGACATCTTGGCTAGGACGAAGGCTGACATCAGCTACAAGCGCAATATGTACAATGCGTTTGAACTTGATAAGGATCTTGATGTCAGCAAATTCCAAAAGGAATTTATGCGTGATAATCCTTACGAAAAGCATCTTGAGGAAACCAAAAAATCCATGCCAGCGGGTGCAGGCACTTCAGCCGGAACACAACAGCAGCGCGATCAGGCTGCTATCCCGCAAAGTGATCTTGTCGCTGGCAAAGTATATAGAGACGCATCTAATACGCGAAAGAAGTGGACTGGCTCTGGATGGGAGAACCCATAATGGCTAATAGTTTTGTCCCGGTCGCAGAGGTTGGGTCGTCTGAAGGTTCATTTCGCCCTATCGCTGAAGCGCCAGAAGAGATTAGCAGGACTGAAGCTTTTGGGCGTGGCGCAGCGCAGGCCTTTGGTCTTGGCTATTCGCCCCAGTTGATTGCGGCTGTCAAAACAGGGCATCTGCCGGGCAGTGATGATCCTGCTTATGCTGAAGAAGTGAAGAAACAGAAGGCGGCTACAGAACAAGCATGGGAACAGCATCCATGGCTGTATGGTTCTGGCATGGTTGCCTCTGCCATTCCGGCGGCGGCTGGTGCTGTGCTGGGCGCTCCAGAGGCTGCGGCGGCAGGCACTCTTGGCAGCTTGGGTGGTGCTGGCCTTCGCGCACTGGCTGGCGAGGGCGCTGGAATGCTTCCTACGGCCTTGAGGGGGGCCGCAAAGGTTGCTGAGAGCCCTATTGCTCAGGGTGCTGTATTTGGGTCATCTGAAGGGGAAACTGCCGGGGAAAAGCTTGCTGGTGCGGGTGCCGGGGCCATTGGGGCTAAGGTTGCCCCTGCGGTTCTTGGTGCTGCTGGATCTGGCATCAAGGCAATTGGCTCGAAGATCGCGCCTGACTTTGTAGATCCGATCTTCCATGCCCTTACCGGAAATCCATCTACCGCCAAGACAGCGGCCAACATTGCCAGTGAAATTCCAAATGTGACGTTTCCTGCGGCGGCTGCTTCAGATAGTGGCGTTTTGAGAACGGCTATTGGGGCAGACGTTTTCAATCAAGTTCCAAAGGCTGTGAACAAAACTTTTAACGAGATTGGCTCTGCTATCTCTGACTATTCTGCAAACGCGAACAGGAACGATGCTGGCGAGGCGATTCGCAATGCAGTTAAGTCTTGGTCGTATGACGCGACAAACCCTGCCGGGTTCAAGGCGCTTATGGATCAAATCTATGCGCCTGTGAGGACGTTGGAGGCATCTACAGCGGTTCAATATCCAAGCAGTCTATTGAAAGCTATCGGTGCAGAGATCCGCGATCCAAAGGGAAGAATGGGAGATATCACTCCCACTCTTAACATTGCAAAAATACCCATGCAGGCCGCTGATGATGCAGGCGGGCTGACCTTTGCCGAAATGAAAGCATTTCGCGAAATTTTGTCAGATCAGATTTCTTGGAACCAAGCCCCCGGCGTCAGTGGGATCGATAACAACATCCTTAAAAGGATGAGGGATGCCGTTACGCGAGATATGACAAAGTACGCACAGAATGTTGGCAATAAAAAACTGGCCAATGAATTTGCCAGTGTAAACAAGAAGGCATCTGATCTCTATAATTTGCGAAATAGCGTCTATAATTTAACCGGCAACCCTGAAGTACAGGGGCCTGGCTCATATGCTAATGATGCGATTTACAGCAAAATTATTGGTGCTGCCGCCAAAAGGGGTGGTGCCAATATTTCTGACTTGGACAACCTTTACAATACGGTTGTGAAGTACAATCCAGACGCATGGGCTTCAATTGGCAAGGCGTATGCAGCAGACCGCATCGCTCCCAACGGCCAATTTACGTTTGCTAACTTCCACAAGCACTTTGATGATTTTCTGGACCCCAGAGGCAAGGCTCTGATCTTTGGCCAGCCATCTGATCCGACCAGAAAGATGTTTGAGAACATTGGCGATCTGGGCCGTGTTGATGTCAAAGGACAGCCGCTTGGCAAAATAATGGACACATGGGCCTCAAAGGTTGGAGCGTACCCAATCAAGCCTGGCGTGGGGGCCGCAGAGCTTGGGAGCGCCATCCTTGAGTCTCAATTGACTGGTGGATTGCCATTGAAGACAGTGGGGGCGGGCCTTCTTGGCGCTGGTGCAGGGGCTATGGGGGCTCGCAATGTTGCCGCTCCAATGTCTCAGTATGTGCCGTCTCAGGCCACGCAAATTGCTGGTGAAACCATCAAGCGAGCGGCCCCTTTGGTGGGTGCTGAAGAGGCGCAAAAGACCCCACTGCCCGGAGCGGTGAAGGCTGCTGGTCCTCTCGCCTTGTACGGAGTTACTAGCCAGCTTCCCTCATGGCTTTATAATGCGCCCCGTTCAGGCCGCAAGCATGGCGGGCGCGTCTCTGACAGGTTGGTTTCTATGGTTGACCGTGCCAAGAAGAACATCAACAATAACACTCAAAGCCTGCTCCAGACGCCTGACAGTCATGTCGCGCATGCCCTGGAGATTGCCAACCGTAACCTTGAGGGCTAAGCGATGGTATATCCCACCACCACCAATAAGAGCCTTGAGAAGCCTGATCATGGCACGGCTGTCGATGTTTGGGATGTGCCGCTTAACAGCGATTTTAACATCATCGACAAGTCTTTTGGCGGCGTAGTCATCTTCAATGCAACTGCTGGATCTCAGACGCTAACCTCCGGTGTTTCTGCTGCCTACAGCTACATACCTCTCATCATTCAAGTTGAAGGCAGCATTTCCGCGAATGTCGTTTACACCATCCCTTCTGGCGTTGGTGGGCAATGGGTTGTCCGCAACATCACAACAGATGGGACTGGTGGCCCGTGGACGGTTAGCTTCGTTAACGCCTATAGCGGGCTTGGGGTGGTTATTCCTCGCGGGTACTCATCCATCATCAACAGCGATGGTGCCGCAGTTAATTTCTCAGAATCTCGCGTTCCTGCTGCTGCTGGTTCCGATCGACAGATCCAGTTTAATAGCGGCGGCTATTTAGGGGCGTCTTCGGCATTCACTTATGATTCTTCTGGCAATCTTAATGTTGGCGGAAGTGTTGGTATTGGTGTGACTCCTTCATCTGGCTATAAGATCAATACATATGGGAATAGTCCGGGCATAGGCATTCAAACCAATCAATCTGATGGAGGAACTGGCGGTGGTTGGATTGATTTCTTAACTACAGGCGGAACTGTTCAAGCTAATATCTATTGGAATCAAGCTGGCGGTTACATGACTTTTGGAACCGCTGCTTCCGGTTCTTCACATTCCGAATCCATGCGTATTACATCAAGTGGCAATATTGGGATTGGAAACACGCCCACCCAAAAGTTAGAAGTATCTGGAACAATTTATAGCAATTCAGGTGGATTTAAGTTTCCTGATGGGTCTACTCAAACAACAGCAGCTACAGGGTATACGCCCCCAACTTCATTCTCTGCTGTTGGCACATATGCGTTTATGTTTTACAACGGTGGTGCGGTTAGTTCCGGCGGAACAGTAACCTCAAATGGATCTAATTTGTTTCCTTGCGACACGGATACTGTAAATGTATCGTCAGTCGCAGCCGGTCAGGTTTGGCAGTGTATGGGGTACAATGGGGGTAGCGGCGCTACTCTTTGGCTTCGCATATCATAATGAAAGGCCCCAGCCTGACCAAACAAGCTGGGGCAAGTAGAGCGTTTACGATCAATCAACAGAGGTTAGGCTGAAGGTACCAAGAATCATCAGCCAAACACTATTGTTTGACAACTGCATCGTCTCACAAAAGACGTTCATTTCAAACTGAATTCCGGCCAAAAGTAATGTTTTTTTCTGCTCGAATGTCTTGATTGCGCCACGACCAGCATTCCCCATCATCTTGAAATACCACCCAGATCAGATCAAAGTCAGCGCCATAGTCTATCAGAATTTGCGCCATGCCCTTACCTTTGGGTGTTACTACCGGAATCGCAGGATTAAGTTGCAGCATCATTTGCTTCGTCCTTCTTCTTAAGGTGGAATGGCTTGAGTGCTGATTCAGGTACAAACCAACTCTCTCTGTAGCCGCCATGGTTGGCCCTATACTGGGGCAGCATTACATTTTTTGCATAGGCCCATCCTCGTATGCAGTAGGTTGGCCCCTTGCCAGTGACGTGTACAAAAATATGCTCTGGATCATCGTTGTCGCGTATGACCATGTCCCATTCATGTTCACGCCGGAACCTCACTTGTATATTGGCCCCCAGATCCGCAGCCTTAAACGTATTGACTGTTGGCATGAAGTAGCGGTCTCTTGTCTTTGCCACCAGAAGCTCTCCAAGCGCGCCCTGGATATGGGAAGTCAAAAAATCTTTATCTGACTTTTCCATCCCATGGGTTGGTCGGCGCCCAGCAGCCTCCGCTTCATAATGCCTGATGGTTCCTACGTTTGAGGCATGAAGCATTTCTGCTAGGCTAAGTTCAACCCAAACCCGCCCGCCATCTTGACGCATAGTCATTGTTTTTTGCCTTTTCGGTCTATCCTGTAATAGCAGATAGCTTCATGTTCTTTGCAGTATGACCTTCCGTTTTTTATCTTCCCGCAAAATAGAAAATTTTGAGGATCTCCGTCGTTGAGGACGTAACGGCAAGACCTGAAGGTAAGTTGGTCAAATTTTATTGGGGTTCTAGATGGCTCTTCTGTTTTAGATGGCGCGATGATTGGAATTTCTTGAGCCACTTCTTGTGGCTCTTCTTTTTCAAATGGGGTTTCTCGCATCAGGTCAAAAAGAGTTAGTACCTGTTCCACCTCAAGTTTCTTTGTTGTAGCCCTAATACTATGCATGCGAGAATCACTCTCTCGCACACCAATCTCACCGGCCTCACGCATGCGGTAGATTTTGCCTATCACCGCATTCCGCGACAAACCTAACTGTACCCCAATTTGTTTAGCAGAAAGTCCTGTTAGCCATAGGTTTTTGATTTCTTGTCTGTTGTCTTCCATGGTTGTCCCCTGTTGGCTAATGGCGGCTAGTTACCCAGCCGCCATCTTTTTTAGTAATGAGTGTCAAGGTGTGCGGGATTGACCGTTGCCCGCAGCTTTTCCAATTCGTCGCTAACAGACTGCTCAATGGCAGTATTTAGCGCCGCATGCTCGTGTTGGGCGCTGATCAACTCACCCGCAAAAGCGTAATAATTGATCCCATCAACATAGTTCTCTTCATTGGAACGGTCATTCCCAAGCCTGGCCAACTTTAACGCATGAAGAACCAAAGCCACATCATGCGGCGTCAAATGTATGCCTGTTATTAACGTCGCTATTTGCGCTGTTCGATCCAAACACACTCTCATGTCGCCGTACAAAGCATTGCGATCATTGAAGATTTTTGCTGCATTCGCCATTAGTTCACGGTATTCCATGACCATTCTCCTACTTGTAGCGTTGGTTTTTATAGCCACCCGAATCAGTTCTTACAATGGTTGCACCTTTGTTGATCTCATCGTAGCTGTCTTCTGTTTCCATGTTTATGAATTCCTGCACCTTGCCGATACAGGATGTATTGATGATGATTTGCCCCCTATCTTGCCACCATATTTCACCTGTTTGATGTCTGCGTCTGTAGAAAAGATCAAAAATCAGAAACTCTTGTCTGTTCATGGACGCACACAACTCTTCCAGAGAGTTGGATGTATGATCCAACGTCAACTGATGCGTTAACATGCCATTTGCATTAGGCATCTTCATTGATACTAGGAATCGCATGCATCCTCACTCTTGTTCCTGAGAACCACTGTTCCATCCATGCGGCGCTTCCATTTAGAAAAACGACCGCCCGGCAGTGGAGATTTAGATCTTGCTGCACCAATGTGTTTCTGGTGTTTTCTTTTCACCTTAGCAATCATGGGAGCATCGACATTGCTTGTTTGAACACGATGACACTTGCGGTGAGCGACGAACCAGTTGGTTTCGTCGTCGCTTCCACCAGCCTCCAATGGGATGTCATGGCTGACATCCCACTCTTGGCCTGGTACTACCTTCATACTACACAAATGGCAAATGCCTTCATGCCGCAGGAAGATGTCAGCCCGCATTTTGGATGTGATGCGAACCCGCTTGATCAATGGATAGGCTCACATTCATCGTCTTCAGTATAAAAATATTCGTTTATACTGTTCATGACATTGTTGAGGAATGTTGCGGCCATTGCTTTAGCAACAAGAGGCCCCTTTTTATTATCCAAGATCAACAAAAGAAATATGTAATTAATTACAGCAATCCTTGTAGTTTCATTTAACCTTGCAAGAATCTTGAGAATTTTCTCTGCTATCTGGTGCATTAGTTCAGCTTGTTGTGCAAGTTCATCCATTTTATAACCTCATTTCTGCGCGTTTCGATGCTTCGATTGATTGCCATTCATGGAATTTCATGCGGATATATTCAAGTTTGACCTTCAAGAAGGCAGCTTTTTCTCTTGCCTTCACCATGTTGGTGACAAACTCACTCCAGTCGCCAGATGCTTTGACTTGCATTTCAGCGCGACTGACAGGCATGTCCCCCAGAGAGAGCATCATGCGCGCCAGTACAGCGCTTTTTGTTTCCTCAAGCAGGGAGGCTGCGGAGTCAGCGTCTACATAAGCTTTCGCAACAACTCTATATTGTTCTGAAAGCGGCAGATTGCTGTCCATATTTCACCCCCTAAAACGGTATGGAATTTTCATCAAGATCCACAACCCTGGCTGTCTGTGTCTGGGTAGACGAGGGGTTCATTGCATTGACTGAAAAACTAATCCACTTCTCACCATTCTTGTCGGTCTTAGACCAGGCGCTAACCCAGTATTCCACACCGCCAATCATGGCCTTGCCAGTGAGGGGTGGGGACTTGTCGTTTTTGGGGTTCTTGTTCTTAAAAATGGCCCCGCTGTTGTCTTTTTTTTCAAATGCCACTTGTCTTCTCCTTCAGTTGCGCGATCTTGTTGTCCAGTTCAGTGAGAAAGCTGATCACTTCCTTCTCAAGTTCAGATATCAGAACGTCATCGCGGTCTACCCGCTTGACGAACATCTGCATTCCCTCTGGCATGCGGGGGTCAAACGATACGAAGTCACACCATTTCCGCCCAGTACATGCCATCTGCCACTGCATCTGAATGTTATACCTAATCGGCACAGATTGTCCCAAAAGGGTATCAATATGCGTGGCGGTTATTGGACATTTGATTTCAACAAGCCCATCATCATCTACAAGGCCGTCTGGAGACG